GAACATTGGAGTGTGGATTATGGAGTAGGACGTGGCAAATGTCAACCTGCCACGTTTCGGCCTTCCGGCCATCATCAGCTACTCGTTGATGAGCGCCTCGTATGCAGCCTTATCTTCGTCGCTCGCCTTGGTGCGCTCAACGAGGCGTGGTCGCATGTCGTCTAGCGTCTCGCCTTGCAGCCGGAGCAATTCCGCCTGCATTTGCTGCCACGCCTTAAACGGACCATCTTTCGCTAGCACTTGTGCCGTCCAATGCGTCCACTCCCGCTCTGCCGCTTCGGACGGGTAATCGACGTTGTAACGGTCCCGAATGGTCAGAACGAAATTGTCAACGAATTCCCCAGCGCGACGGTCGTAGACTCGCTCGTGCCAAATGGTTCGCGTCAGTTCGATTGCACCCGCCAACACGAAGGTCACATTGGCAAGGGCGCGTCGAATGGTTCCTGTCTTACGCTTTTTACTGTCGATGTCGGCCTTCCAAGTACCGTTGCGCGCCGGGCTGAAGGTCAGCGCATCCATCGCTGGCAGGCTAATAGGCTTCGTTACCGTTTGCTTAGTGGCCTTCCCCGGCTTGCCGTGCTGCTGTGACTCCTCCTGAGTCTGCATTGTCTCTTCCATTGTCTTTACCTCTCTGAAGTGACTATCAGGAACCGTCTTGGATACCACCTGATAGACCGTTCACACATGTGTCCGCTTTGCCCGCCCCTGCGAGCGTCGTCTGACCCCGCCTCGAGGATCGCCCGTCCTTGCCGTCTAGGACGCAACCAGCGCCGTCCAGAACGAACGTTCTCGATCCGGCATCCGACCGACCGCTACGATGCCCCGCTGACGCGATACGCGCCTGTCTGAGCGCATGTCGCAGCCAACTGGCTACCGAGCACCCTGCCGAACGTTCGTCGCTCTACGAGGCGCTAATCGGCTCGTCGCCTCGAAACACAGCGCTCACCCTTGGCCCGCATAGGGGACATGGGGGAGGCCCTCTGGGGTCATAGAGGGACATGGGCCCCCGGGGTGGGTCCTTTCTCTCAAAATTTGACTAAAATTACTAGAGAATTACAAAATTTTATAAATTTTTGTCTGAAGACTCGGCTGTAAAAGCATGAGAATAGGCAGTTTACAGCGTTTTTCAGATAAAACTAGCTATAATAACTTACACAAACTTGACAATCTGAAAAAAGTACGGTATCCTATAGTTAGAATAAGAGATTTTCAGATACTTTATGACAAAAACCAACCAAAAGCAAGCTAGAGCTGGCGTTCAGAGACGCTACTATCAGAAGAACCGGGACCGGCTCATCGCCAGAGCCAAGGAACGTTATGAGCAAAGAAGGCTAGCTGAACAGTTAGCCCGCTTCCAAGCACCAGATGAGCCAATTCCAGAGTCTTCCGAGTCTATACAAAAGCCAAGTGAGCCTAAAAGTCTACTTTCTCAATGGATTCAACGACTTACAGGCAAAAATGACTAGTCTTTCTGAGTCTTTCTCTATAGACAGCCATTTCTGCAAGTTATTGAGAAATATAGGCCTGCTTGACTGGTTTAGGGACTCGGGCGCTGTCAATTGACTAAATAAGGAGTCTAAATGAGTGCCGAACAATTCGTCTGGTTAATAGTAATAGCTGGATATGCTCTACTATTCTGGGCAGATATAAATAGTACTTGACAAACGTATCAAAAATATGATATCCTATAGATAGATAAAAGGCAATCCCTAAGCAAATGGATAACTCTGCCCGATTACCAATAGGCTGGCGAGCCATGCTAGCAGCTGGAGTCCTCAAGGATTCCCCGGCCAGCTGCGTTCATATTGATGGCATGGCCCTTCCTCCCCGCCTAGCCGCACCGCTACATCTTCCCACTACGCGGCTCACCGGCTTGTAAAGTCCATCCAGAGGCCTAGAAACCGAGTCCCAACTCACCGGTTCAATAGCTCACAGAGCGGCGGGAACCGGCCTCACCTTTTTGGGTTACGTTCTGTAGCCCCGACCTCTTCGCTTTGTAGCTCAGCTGGTAGAGCGTCTGCAAGCGAGCCAATCGATGCGTGGTGGTGTAGTAGAGCACACTAGCCTCATACGCTAGAGGGCCGGCGCAACTCCGGCGATCGCAACCATTTATGGGCGAGTAGCTCAACTGGGAGAGCACCTGTTTTGCACGCAGGGGGTTGAGAGTTCGAGTCTCTCCTCGGTCCACCATTTGAGCGTCTATGGTGTTTAACGGTGGCATCATAGTCTTCCAAACTAAAGGTGAGGGTTCGATTCCCTCTGGACGCTCCATTTCATGAATGAGCAACAACCCGATACTGGCGGAGTTCGAAGCCTTCTGCCAGAGCCAGATCAGGCGCATAGAAGAAAGGCTGGAGGGACCCATACTCATAAGCCTAGGTGCCGGTGCAAGCCCTGCCAAGCACGCGCTAGGAAACAGGAAGCCCTCCCTGAGTCAATTGGAGAGGGAGGAGGAACCTCTGACCCTAGAGGCAACGTTGTAAACGCTGACGAGCTGGTCATAGCCCCGGTCCCAAAGAAGTCTACCAAGTATCAGCGCAACATCATAGCCGAGTGGATCAAGCTCCGAACGCTAGAGCCAGATATCACTAACTTGGAAATAGCGAGACGCTTAGGTATTCACAAGCAATACCTGTACAGCGTTATCAATCGAGCCACTGCTGAGGGCTGGCTCAAGTTTGACGATCCGCTGGCCCGCATCGAGCATGAGGTCATCCCTAAAGCGCTAAACACTATTAGCAGCAGTTTAGACGCTGGAGATAAGAAGATGGCCATAGAGGTAGCTAAAGGGGCCATATTCCCTACCTACCGGGAGTCTAAGGGCGTCATCCAGCATGGGACCCAGATAGCCATAGCGCTCAAAATTGAGATGCCCGACAACCTTCCTGCAGGAGCTGAGAAGGTTATTGAGGGCCAGATAGTGGGCCGTCCTAAGGTCGCAATAGAAGGTTGATAAACATGCCTATAGGAAGTTATTACTCAGGTCGAGGTCGTAAGGTCATGGCCGAAATGAAAGAGCGCTACGGCGAAGAGCGCGGAGAACGTATCTTCTACGCCACAGCCAAGAAGCGAGGCCAAGAACCAAATGACAAGAAAGCTCGCAATCGTAAGGGAGCTATGAAGGGCCTAAAAAAGGCAGGCCGGTAATCCGCACTCTAAAGGTTACTAATGTGCGATCGTTGTGGAGAGACCAAGCAACTAGCGTGGGTCAAAGGCTGTCTGCGGTGTCTAGTTTGCAGGTGGAAGGCTGACTGTAGCTTTTAATGGCAAAATGGATATCCTCCCAGCCAGAACCGTTCCTCTACAACCCCATCCAGATGCGGTTCTTAGCAGACCGGCGTCTCCGCTGGTGTCTGTCGTGCAAGAAGCCCTATGACTGCCCGCCAGACGCGGTTTGTCCCTATTGCACTGCCAAGGGATTACGAATTTATGACCGGCTGCTTATCCGTGCTGGTAGGCGTTTTGGCAAGACCAGAATAGGCGCTATAGCAGGTGCTGAAGAAGCCACTATTCCCAATACTCTTGGCTGGGCCTGCGCCCCTACTAACGACAAGCTTCATCGTTACGTTATACCTGCTTTCCAACAGGTCATTCCAGAAGACGCGGTAGTCAAAGATGGCTGGAGCGTAGAATATCAGGATCTGCGACTCAGGAATGGCTCTGTAATCCACTTTCAGACACTAGAAAATCCAGACCAAGGCCGTGGCCAGGGCCTAGATTGGCTGTGGATAGATGAGGTCTGTGAGCTTACCAAAGCTCACTGGGACGTCATCAGGCCCTCATTGGCAGGCGATACAGTCGCATTCTTCACTACAACTCCACGAGGCTTCGACTGGGTGAATGATGAACTGGCGGCCCCTGCTGAGCGTGGAACGCCTGGTTACAGGCTCTACGTAGCTAAGACATCAGAAAGCGCTAACCCACGCATCTCTGCAGAATTCCTCGCCCGGGAGCGAGAGCAGATGTCTGACGAGATGTATAGACAAGAATATGAGGCAGACCTCGTTAGTTTTACCGGAGCAGTTTACGGGAGCGCAATTGATCCCCAGGTCCTCTACACGGACGAAGCCGTTCAGGCTCTTATACCTGAGTGGCCGGAACTCGCTCCTTGGCGTCAGGTCTTGGTCGGTCTGGATACGGGAGCCGATCACCCGTTTGGCGCCATCAAGATTGCCGTTGTAGAGAAGGGCTTAGTCGTAGTAGACGAGTATTTAGAGCGTAATAGGCCATTCATAGAGCACAAATTTGCTCTGTGGATTATGGCGCTCAATCCGGCTACTAGATGGGCTATCAACAAGAATGATAGGCAGTCCATGCTGGAGCTGGCTCAGCCACCACACGCCATCACTAACCTGTTTCCGGCCGAGAACGACATAGTAGCTGGAACCGAGCGTGTCAAGAGCTGGCTAGCGGCTAGGCAGCTATTCTTTGCAGCCAGCAAGTGCCCAATAACTATCAAACAGTTGCGCTCGTATCGCTGGGCGGAGAACTACAATTCCAGGGACGAGTCCAAGCGCAGCCGTGAAAGGGTCTACAAAAAGAACGATGAACTGCCAGACTGCGTGCGCTACGCGCTAATGTCCTGGCCACAGTTACCCAAGGTTGACAGCCTGCCAGATCTGAGGCGTGATATATCCGCGCTTCCTAAAGGCACCCAGATGGTCATCCAGAGAGAGCGTAAGGCAGAGGAATCGTATTTGAATCGTGAAGCAGAAGATCCTGTCATAGCAGAGGACTTCTGGGCTTAGGAGCGTATAATGTGGATCAGTAATCGAGTAGCGGACTGGGTGAGCGACCTGAAGAAGGCTGCCGATGTCCAAGCGGACATCGCTAAACAGGCCTTAGCAGACCTAAAAGAAGAGCTGGCTTCTGTCCGGGCAGAGCGAGATGCCCTCAAGGCAGAACTGACAGCTTCAAAGATTAATGCTGACTGGCTTAGAGTTCAGTTCAATCAGATACAGGCAGAGAACAAGGCTCTGTTGGAGCGCGCCTATGGTATCCGAGTCCCAGTGCCAGAACTAGTTAGCAAGACAGAGAAAACCTTCAACCTGCAGGACCTGTTCAACGACATCGGTGATGAGGAAGCCAGCAGGCAAGGCCTGCCTGTCTACGGTGATGATAAACTTGGTGAGTAATGGCTGATTTGCTAGCGCCGACGCCTGTCATGCCAGACCAAGGGGCCTACCCAGACGCAGGCCCCATGATTATGGCGCCACAGTTCAACGATGCACGCCTTCTAGAGATCTTTAGGAATCTGAAGGAAGAAGCGCTATCATATCGTTGGGTGTGGGAACGGGAGTGGCTGCGGGACTTGTTCTACGTCGCTAACCGACAGTGGATCGTCTACAGTCCAGTACGACGTGAGTGGGTTGATAAGCGCCTGCAGAAGTGGGTGCCTAGGCCCGTCACCAACAAGATGTCGGAGACCCTTAGCGCTATCCGCGCTAACATGTCTGCCATAAACCTAGGCGTCGTAGCCAGACCAGTAGGACACGACACTCAGTCTATAGCAGCAGCTCAGATAGCTGACCAGATGGCTCCTCTTATTCACGAAGAGCATCGTATGCAGCAGGTCATGCGGGAATCAGATTTCTGGTTCATCGCTACTGGCAACGCCTGCTTGCAGCTAAGCTGGGACACTGACGTCCGTTTCAATAGGCAGTTCGTTCAGCAT